GGAGTATCCTCTCTGAACGGGGAGCCATAGTGCATTCCGCCGCTTCCATAGATGGCCGATGTTGATGAGAATACCAGCCTCTTGACACCCGCATCCGAAGCGTTCTTGAGGACGGTATAGGTTCCCAAGACATTGGTCCGAAATGTCTTGTCTGGGTTCTCAATCGCCCGCTGGATGCTGACCTCGGCAGCGAGGTGGAACACGACATCCACATCCTGAAAGTTTTCCCTCGTCAAATCGCAGATGTCTGACTTTATGTTGTCGGCACGATCATCCCAGCGGAAGGTTTCGTGTCCCTCGGAACTCTCGTTGTCCACACACACGACATGATTGCCCTCGTCAAGCAACTTACGAACCAGATGCGAACCGATGAATCCTGCCCCGCCGGTAACCATGCATTTCATAATGATATTTCTCCTCAAGTCCAGTCGGTGAATTTTCGGTCGGCTTCGTGCGCCCGCGCGTGCCCGCCTGCCCGCGGGCGTGCGTACGCGCCCCTGCGTGCGGGGGGGTTCTCCTCGTCCTCGTCCTCTGCCAGCGGGTTGTGTGCCGCCACCAGTTGCTGCATGTTCTCCTCCACATCAAAGAGTTTCATCTTGGACCGGTCAATGCCGATGACGAACTTGCGGTGGGTGGCGGTGTCGTTGTAGCGGTTCTTGAGTTGCTTGACCATGACCTGCCCCAACTCGTCCAGTTGCTCGGTGGCGATGATGGCGAACATGAAGTCCGCTGTGGCTGGCAACCCGAAGGATTCGGAGGTGTCGGTCAGTTCCACATCGCTGTTCCCGAAGCCGGAGCGGTTCGTCTGGGTCGCCGTGAAGATGGGAACCCCCATCTCCACCGCCATGCCTCGCAACTCCTCCGCAATCGCCTTGATGTAGGTGTACGAGTTCACATTGGCTCCCGGCTTGAAACGGGACGAGGCACAGATGTTCAGGTAGTCAATGAACACCACATCGGGCTTGAAGTTCTTCTTGAGCCGCAACTCGTCCATCAGGTGGCGGAAGTGGTTCACGCTGGCGGAGGCGGTCGGGTACTCCTTGATGATCAACTTGCCGGTGATGTTCTTGGTCAACTTGGCGAGTTTCTTGCCGTAGATGTCGATAGGCAACTGCTTCAGGTCATCAAGGGTGACATCCATCAGATTGGCATCAATGCGTTCCGCGATCCGTTCCTCCGCCATCTCGCAGGTGATGTAGAGGACATTCTTGTTCTGGGTCAGGCAGTTGGCGGCATGGTGGCACATGAACAGGGACTTGCCCACTCCCGTGCCCGCGAGGACCACATTCAGGGTCTTGTCGGGGACACCGCCGTTGGTGATGCGGTTGAAGTAGTCAAGGTCAAACGAGGTCTTCTTCTCAATGCGGTGGTAGAACTCGTACCGCTGCTCGGCATCCTCAATGAAGTCGTGACCGATGTGCTGGTCAAAGGACACGCTGAGGGCGGAGGTGAGGATCTCGGGGATGGCGTTCTTGGACCGACCCTTCGCCCGCTTCTCGTCCAGCAACTCAATGGACTCCATCAGGGCGTTGTAGACCGCCTTGTCCTTGCAGAACTTCTCGGTCTGGTCAACCAGCCATTGCTCGTCCGGCTCCTCCTCGGGGTTCAGCCCGTCCACCAGACGCAGGCACTCGTCAAACTCCCCCTGCGACAGACCCTCCTGCTGGCTCAGGATGATGTTCAGAGCCTCGCGGGTGGGAGCGTTCGCGTACTTGACGATGAACTCCGAGATGGTCTTGAAGAGACGCTTCTCGCAGTTGTCGTGGAAGTACTCGTCCTTGAGGAACGGGAGTACGCGACGGGTGTAGCCTTGCCGATGCAGCAGGCTGCGCAGGATGACGAGTTCAATCTTGTCGGTCATGGTTTGGAGGGACTATACCACAGCCCCACATGGAAAGCAAGGTCGTGAGCCAAGTTTCAGAGCAGATTTACCATCCAGACATTCTCCCAATTGCCATGTATGAATGTGACATTGGTCACCCCAAAGATCTCGTCAACAGCCTTTTTTACGGGAGCACCTTCCGGTCTCTTGTCGTCGCCCCACTGGTAATCATGACCGGAGATTATTCCCCCCTTCTTGATCTTTGGGAGCCAAGCGTTGATGTCCTCTTTGACGCACTCATATTCGTGACAAGCATCAATAAAGACGATGTCAATCGAGTTGTCTGGGAAAAGTTTGGCTGCATTGACCGATGCCATTCTGATTGGAGTGACGGCTCCCAGCAACGGAAAGATGTTGGTCATGAACAGATTGTAGAGTGTATCTGTCTTGATGAGGGGATCGTTCTGATGCTCAGGAGAACCGAGCCATGTGTCTACGCCAAAGACTCGCAGGTTTTTACCTGAGTTGACTGCCTCCACTCCCAGATAAGCAAGACTCTTGCCCTTCCAAACACCGACCTCTACTATCGTGCCGTTTTGCGGGAGTACCTTCATAAACATGTCGTAGACTGTCTTGTACCCAAACCAATCATCAGACACGCCGAATTGAGGTTGATTGTATATGTGATTCATTTATTGCTCCTTCTAAAAGCCATTACCCCGTTTCTAATTTTCGGGATATCAAACACTACAGAATACTTGTTTGGCGATGACAATACATGTTCTCTGATCCATCGGCACTTTTTTGCGAGTGTATCATCAAGAACGATGAGTTTGGAACGAGATTCTAGTTTTAGAAACTCGCTCTTGGTTCCAAATTCCCCACCGTCAAGAAGAAGCAAATCTATACTGTTTGGGATTAAATCTAACACATTTGGGCAAGTTGACATCGCGTCCATGTCTTCCTTGAACCATTTGGGTTCATCTCCATTGAGGTCTGAAGAGTCCATATCCTCTTGTTCAATTATTCTCCCATGCACTAGAGATGCCCACGGAGGAAGTTTTCCTTGCCATGAACGACAGGCTGATGCATAGAAAGACGAATTGGTTTCCAGAGAAACGAATCTGATGTCAGTTTTTCTGGATTTTTGCAATCCACTAATGATGGCGTTCGTACTTCCCATGCCATCCCATGTACCTATTTCAACAACGGTTCTTACTTCAGAATCTTTCTCGCAAGTTTCCATTAAATAAGAACCTAGCCATGTATCAGTTGTTAGTTGACCCATAATGAATACCCTATTCAAATAATTTAAACCGATTGCCCCACCAAGAGGCACGCAACTTGGAATAGTTCCACTCGGTGGTTAGGAACTGCTCGTACTTGGTATGTAGCAGTTCCTCTGTCACTTCGGACCAATCATTCACGAAAAGTATAGGAAGGTCTCGGAAGTTACGATGTGCGTTTGTGTATCGGACGATAGGTATCGTTTTGCAATAAAGAGATTCCCACATTCGGTGAGTGTCAATCCCATTACCTCTTGGACACACACAGAACTTATGATCGGTAAGTTCCTCCAGATAGTTCCCAACTATTCTGGGATCACATGGCTGATTACCAATAGTTATCCATTTCTGACCGGACATGAACAAGTCAACGAATCTGTCCATGAGTGGACCCCGTTCTTGTTGAAATGTCGCGGGGCGAAAGTTTACATACAGCAGTTTCTTGCGATCCTTTTTGGTATTGATCTTCGCCAAATCCTTTGCCTTGGGGGTGATGGGACAGAAATGTGGACCTATTCCAAGTGGGATGGGAATGATGTTGCTCGCCTCAGTTGTGCAGTTGGGACCGAAGATTTTCCGGACACAGCGAGGCTTCATTCTGGCGAGGGTGTCATCAGTCTCGTAATCGCTGTACTGAGTGACGATGTTGATTCTAGGACAGTCGTTGGGCAGAATGCTGAAGAACTTCGGAACATAGTCCCTCTTGATGAACCACACATCGTTCTCTTCAATGCTTGTGTCATACGAAGAATCAACATTGGATGGAAAGAATTTCTTGTTGCATTGCTTTCGGAAGTTGTCTCCCGACACCGTGTCTTCGTAGATGGAATCGTCAAAGTCAATTGGAATACTTCGCATACTGCTTTTCCTCCACGAAAGAAGACTTGGATGCCGTGTTGATTTTCTTCTTGATCTCTGCTCGTCGGTCGTTGGTGTAGTAGACGCTGCGTGCTAGTTCTATGAACTCGGAGTCAAACTCCTTGGCTATCTCCTTTAGCCGGATGCGGTCCTCTATCTCCCACAAGGACCGATTGGTGTCCGTCAACTCAGAGACGAGAGGAATCATCTCGGGCATCTCAAGGTAATCACGGATGCTATTGGACAGGTAATCATGCTCCTTGCGAACATTGAACAGTTTGGATTCGTCTTGAATCATCTCGCACTTGATGTGGAGGATGGTCCACTTGTCAATGACCTCTCCAACGGATACTTCAACCAGCATATCTGACCTCCCTAATCTTTTCCCAAGAGGAAGGCAACGCGAAATGACCCCCCCACGAATCATCTCTTCCGAAATCGTGAAACCAGCCGGTGGCTCCCATGGAAGTACATAGATGTATGAACGAACTGTCTACACAGTGAATCTCCGTTGCTTTTTCAATGAGACCACACCAATCCACAAGCGAGTCAGACCAAGTTTGAGTCCTGATCGGTTCCACTCGGATCACTTTCATGTCCGTCCTATGACGAAACGGCATTCTTCCCCACTGGCATTCATCGTGGACGAGAATGAAGGGTTCATTGTTCGGATTCACCAATGACTCAAGAATGGCTTCTCGCCCCATATCTCTGTTGCACTTGAAAGATGACCATCTTTTCTCAAACGGCACATCTACTGAATCATAGGAAGACACATCCCAGTCTTTACGGCACTTCTCAAATCCCGCTCTGTAGTATTGCTCGCACCCATATGCAAAGTTCTCACGAAACAGGTTCACTTGCGCATCTTCCACCTTCGCACCCTGACCGGTCAAAGGAAGAGGAACTATACGCTCATCGTCCGCAAACATCATGGAAATTGTTGGTGCGTACTTTCGCTTACAGACAAGATAAGCAATGTTGGGGGAATCTCTTGCTACCAATTCTCTCACAAGACCATTGAAAATGAAATGATCTCCAATTCCGAGATGGTGATGGATTATGATTGATTTCATTGAGAGACTCCCAACTTCTTGATCACCGCGATCTGTGAGTAGAAGTGAACCCATTCCACACCGGACTTTCCTCCCGGAACAGGATCCCATTCCAGATGCTGAATGACCTGATCAATGTCATGAATGAGGGAGTTGAAGAACTTGTCCATGACCGATCGGTCGTTGTTGAAACTGACCCCCTGATTGTATTGCATGCCGGGCCAGCCCCCCTCTCGGATGTGGCGAATGAGTTTCTCCCCCAGATAGGAACAACCTAGATCCTCAATGATGTAAAGACCACCTGCTCTAAGTGCGGGGAAGAGGAGGTGAAAGGACTTGAGGGTCAACTCATTTACATGCGACCCGTCATCCAGAATGATGTCAAATTGCCCACCGGCATGCTTTACAGCCGCATCAATGGTGCTGGGGTCGGATTGGCTTCCGATGAACACACGAATCCTGTCCGACTCATATTGCTTGCAACGAGGATCAATGTCTATCCCGTAGATGGTTGCCTTGGGGAAGTACTCCCGCCACATGCGGTGCGAGTTCCCATCCTTGACTCCGATCTCAAGAACCTTGAGGGGCTTGTCTCGGAGTTCATTCATGTACCGATGGTAGATGTTCAGGTAAGTTTCTCCCCCGTAGGAGTGAACATCGTTGTGCTTGTCTGTCCCGTGCTTCTTGCCAATTTCCTGAAGAGTCTCGCTCATGGTGTAAACCTCATTGTTGATGGTGCATTGTTATGCGGGGTTTCTGGTATGTAGGACGAATGGATTCGGGTTCATGAACTGCGTCATGTCTTCCAGCAGACAAACATCGTCCTTGATGCACATGAGGCTCATGACGCTCTGGTCATGCCTGTGATCCAAGAACTCAGGGTAGTTAGGCTTGCCTTGGGTGTTTGGAAGGTCGGTCAGTATACGGGGATCGCAGCACCAACGCAACCACCTTGCGACGAAATCCACCGAGAAAGGTGTCTTCTTGCAGAGGAAGATGCTTGCTGTTCTTTGTTCCGAGTCGGTGTATTCGGGTTCATCCAAGCCCATCAGGACGAATGCATCTCTCTTGCAGTAGACCTTATTCTTGTTGCAAGTCCCGAAGGTGGCTATTCCCTTCTCTCCGATGAGGTGTTCGTTGGACATGATCCATTCCCATGGATTGCGAACGAAGTGCATGCCCGAGTCTGTGTACATGATCCAGTCGCCCTCTTGAACTGACTCCAAGGTTTTGGATAGCAAGTATGGCTTCCATATCCAGCACCCTGCTCCTCTCGGTTGAGAGAAGATGTATGAGTTCTGCCTGACAAACTCGGGGTCTATGTTCTCATATCTGTACGCGATGCTCCTGTCGAAACCGCCCAACGCCAACGCCGACGAACAGCAGTTTTTCTGCGAGTTGAGATACCTGCCGTGGGCGTAGTTGATGTGTATTTTCATACTGTATTCCTTTTTTCCCACGAAGATAGAGATTTTATCTTCCGCATCGTGCCTGTGGTGGAGTATCCTTCCTGAAATGGACATAGAATAACCTTTATGTGGGAAGGTATTTCGTCATGTGATCGTATCTCCTCCGGAGTTTTTTGTTCATAACCCTTCACCACCACGAACGGATTTATAGTATCATAAAGAGACTTCAACTCGTCTTTGCTGTCAAATACCACTACCTCATCAACATACCTAATACACTCCAGAATGAACTTCCTATCTTCTTGGGAGTTTATCGGTCTATCATTTCCCTTCAGTTCTTTGACTCTTCTGTCGGTATCAATTGCCACGACAAGACGATCTCCCAGCGACTTTGAGAACATCAGTAAGTTGGCATGACCAATATGGAGAATGTCAAATACACCATTGGCGAGAACTGTTTTCATATGGTCGTAACTCCTCTGTGTCTTACAACCTCGGAGGCACAGGAGTTCGCAAACTTGATTGACTCATAAATGTCCTTGGTCTCCAGAAACTTGATGCAGAGTGCTGCCATAAAACTATCTCCTGCACCGGAGGTATCTTTCACTTCCGCCTTGTTGACTACGGGATACATCTTTCCTTGAAACTCACACCCATCTCCGCCCATGGTGTGGATTATTTTGTTTGATATTTCTGGGGTGAGAAATGACTTTGAATTGTTGTATTCGTAGTCATTGATCTTAATGTATCGGGCGTTTGAAGCCCATTTACCGAGAACTTTCTTGGTGTCCAGAAAAACACAGGGATGATGATCACAAATGTATTCAACATCCCTTTGGGACAGAAATCCCTTGTTGTAATCCGAAATAACGATCAGTTCGTAGTCCAAATTCAAGTCCTCAAGCAATATCTCCGCAATCTTGGACGGACTATCGACTCTTATGAACATATGGTTTGTGTTTTGATGCACATATCGTGTCTTAGTGATATCTTTCCAGTTGTTGTTGGTGAATAGGTCACAACCTTTGTATTTCACTATGTTCCTATGAACATTTGCAGCCATGCCGGGGTTTTCCGCTTGGTTCACTATATTCAAGATTGGAACTGGATAGTCTGGAGCAAGACGAATTGCGTCACAATAGACAAACACATCACGACAACTTTCACCAATTACCAAAATGCTATTCATGCCACAATCTCCAATTTTATTCGGTCACAACGGTGATCTTCGGGGATAAATGCAACTCATCAAAGGTCATCTTTTCGTCATATCCATCCTTCCCGAGCATTGAGAGAACTCGATTGATTATGTCAACTCGGGTGGGGTAGTATATCTCAGTCAGTGATGTTGATGTTGGGCATGGTGTATTTGGAGTACTGAGTTGTTCAGGTCTTTGCGTCAGGGAAGAGAATCTGTTAGTACAAACCTTTGCAATGATTTCGCTTCCTACATTAAAGACACCGTTCGTGGTATCAAAACAGAGAAGCCTACCTGTCTTTTTAACAGACTCATAGACAGTATCATAATCAATCGGATTGATACTGACTAAATCTATAATTTCACATTGAATTCCTTTAGTCAGAAGAAAATCATATGCTTTGATTGAATCCACCACGCCATCGCCGTAAGTTACAACTGTGATGTCATTGCCTCGTCTGATGTATCTGGCCTTGTCAAGAGGAGTTTCGTAGTAGAAATTGGATACCTCCTCTTTCAGTCCATACAGCCATCGTGGTTCCATGTAAACCACGGGATTGTTGTCCCTGACCGCCGAGTTCAGCAATCCCTTAGCGGTCTTGGGAGATGAAGGAATAACGACTTTCAGACCGGGTACATTACCGAATAGAGAGTAAAGTGCTTGTGTATGTTGCGGTCCATTACCCCACTGTCTTCCCACAGCAAGCCTGAAGACAATCGGAACCGGATTTCCGCCCCCGAACATGTAGTTCCATTTGGCGGCTTGAGTTACAATCTGGTCGATTGCAAATAGACCAAATTCCACTCTTGCGTGATGAATGATGGGCCTCATTCCTGTCACAGCGGCACCAACCCCAACTCCGGTGTTGCAAAATTCTGATACGGGAGTATCCCAAACTCTATTCGGATACTGCTCTTTGAGGATGCCCATCGTGCCATCCGCACCATTCTTGTAAGAAACGCCCAACCCCATGACGATAACGGATGGGTCTCTCGCCATAGATTCTTCGGTGGCTTGCCTAATGGCTTCGGTGAAAGAGATTAGTTTACTCATGATAAACATCCTTAATCAACTCTGATTGCTCTGGATAATCTGATTGAACAGCAAACTGAATTGCATTGGATGAGACGATATTGACTTCATCCTCCAATCGCATAATATCTTTTTCGGGTACTTCATAAGTTGTGATGAGTTCTGATCTCAACTTCAGAACAGAATCATGCTTGACTCTATTTTCTGGATTGTCATCTTGTTCTCTGTAGCCCGCCTTGTCATCACAAATAGGAGCACTGTGAGCCATGTGACGATAGACTACGCACTCCAGAACGGACGGCTCTCCATTCTCTTTGATATTACGGATTGCTTCTTTTGCTTTCTCATAGACATCAAAGAAATCATTTCCATCCGCACGGAAATACCTCACCCCAATTCCCTCCACTATCCTTTCCGTGTCGTGTCTTTCTCCCCTTCTGTCTTTCAAGCGACTTTGTACTGAATAGAGGTTGTTCTCAATTACAAGTAGGAGAGGCAACTTAAAAAGTGCTGCGAAGTTTATGGTCTCGTATGACACCCCCTCCTCGGATGCGCCATCTCCGATAAACGATACGGTAATGTTTTTGGAGCCAGTCAACTTTTGTGTCAGGGCTGATCCGGCAGAAATGGGTCCGACACTTCCCAGAATGGGAGTTGAACCTACGAAGTTCACGGATCGGTCAATCATATGCATTGACCCTCCCTTACCCCTACAACATCCAGTTATCTTTCCGAGAAGTTCTGATACCATCTTCTCGGGACTTCCTCCTTTGGCTAGGTAGTGTCCATGGGAACGGTGATTTCCGAATGCGTTATCTTCGGGAAGAAGATTCTCACACACTCCGACTGCGACTGCCTCTTGTCCAATATAGAAATGAACAAAACTCATCACTTTGTTGTCGAAGTAATACTTTACCAAGTCCTCCTCCATGCGACGAAGGAGAAACATTTTTCTGTATGCATTCAAAACTTGATTCTTTTCCATTGTGATGTCCGTTTGGTTCAATCCATTTTTATCATGATTCTTCCGGCCTTACCCGCCCTCAATGTATCTAAAGCATCATTGATTTGATCCAGAGGAAAAACATGAGTGATGATCCTGTCGATGTCGAGTAGTCCTGCCTTATGTAGTTTGGCATATCTCGGGATGTCATCGTTTGGAACGGTATTTCCTCCTTGAGTCGCTTTTATTGTCTTCCCATTTCCTCCGAACATCGTATACGCATTTGGGATGGATACCGATTCTCCGGGTTTTGGTTGACCAACAAGAATGTATCTTCCCTTGTCCGAAAGAAGACAGACGGTGCTCTGTATCGCATCAAGATTTCCTGTGGTGTCCACCACCACATCTACCCTAACATCCGACATTGATTCTGTTGTTGGATTGATGAATCTTGTGGCACCCAAAGAGAGAGCCATATTCCTTTTCTCCTCGCTATTGTCCACGCCTATGATTGGATATGCGGATGCCATTTTAGCACCTTGTATAAGGTTCAACCCCACTCCTCCACAACCGACAACCATGATACTCTCGCCAAATTTCAATTCCGCTTCATTGTTGATGGTTCCGAGAGCAGTAGACAATCCGCATCCAAGAAGGGCGCATAGGTATTCGGATGTATCCGCAGGAACGACAGTCAATCGGTTTTCGGAGACGATGGAGTATTCGCTGAGTGTAGTCACCTTACCGCTGCTGATAACCTTTCCGTCAAGTATGTAATTTGGGAAAGGGGACTCGATTCCGACACCCACCCTCCAGTGCATTACGACTTTGTCGCCTGGCTTGACTCTAGTGACACCAGGTCCAATTTGTTCCACAATACCACATCCCTCATGACCCATCAAGTGAGGCAGGAATTTGGCATTACCCTTGAGTCCGGCTATCTCTTGGAGTTGTGCTCCACATAGTCCGCTGACAATGATCTTGACCATGACCTGACCAATCTTTAAGTTCGTCATTTCAACATCAAGAATTTCAAGGGGGGAGTCAATTTTAGTTAGAACTGCTGCTTTCATTTAGGTAGTCCTTGATATTTGAATGAAATCTCAAGTAAGAATTTGAGAGACACTCTTGTACATCGGAAGATCAAAACTGGGTTGTTTGTGTTTCCTAGCATATCTGTGAATCACAAAGTTTTTGTTCAAATTCATAGCATCTATCATGAATGCAAATGAACTTTCTATGCAATGGACCGATTGGGCGTTTTCTATAATATGTGAATAGTTGAAAATGCTTGGGTCTCCCAGATTGGGTTTAATTATCCTCACATTTTGAGGCAGTTTATTAGAATCAATTGGAAATCTTTCATCGTCATGAACAAAAACATAA